AAGAGAAGAGTTCGCAACAGAAACAAAAGAAACTTAAAACAAAATTTAGAGATCGGTGACATTGTTATCAGAAAAAGCCGGACCAATAAAGAAAAGTGCCGATCCTGCCCGGTATGCAAAACATATTCATTTTCAGCGGGTGACGACCTATATATGAATAGGTTTGACTGTTGTCAACAATGTTATATTGAGTATGTGGAGTTTCGTGAAGAAAGGTGGGTTGTCGATGGCTGGAGACCTTCTCACGGAGAATACAAACCACCCAGACTCAGAAGTTTCATTCGGGCAGTTAAACAATACGTTGGTAAATTTTTAAGGAGAATAAAAAAATGGCTACCATTCTAGATGTAATTAAAGGGTTGAATCAGGCGGCAGCAAATGCTTACGACGGATACCAGATGGACGAAACAGTCGGTCTTCGGCGTGAAGAGGGTCATCCTATTGTTGACAGCAGGGTGATGGACGGTTTTTCTGTGAAGTTTGCCGCAGATAAATTAATCATCGGATACCAGAGTGAAGTGCTTATGAAAGAGGTTCACCCCCGAAATCAATTTGAAAACGAAATTGAGCGCCGCTTTAAGGATATTGTTAAATACCTCAAGAAAGAATACAAAAATATAACAAACTCCAGCGTTAATCTCACAGAGGTTGACGCTGCTGATATTTTGGTCCAAAGCACTTCTAGGGTTAGAAATTGGGTGCAAGCAACCAAGCAATATAAGATTGGCGGCGCTGGGGAAACAGAATCTCTCAAGCAACCATCCAGCGACAAGATGGAAGACGGTATTAAAAAGTTCATGGAACTTTCGACCACCAAGCGCCCCAAGAATGATAAGGCTCCGAAGAACCCAGATACACCGAAGGCATAAATGAGCCTCAACAAAAAGGAAATGATGACAGAGATCGTGCGCTCCGGCAAGGATCCTGTCTATTTCTCTAATAAGTACGCAAAAATATCTCACCCGATGCATGGGCTTATTCCCTTTGATATGTACAGGTTCCAAGAGGACGCCCTGAGAGATTTCAAGAAGCATCGGTTTAATATAATCCTAAAAGCAAGACAGTTGGGTATTTCTACCACTGTTGCTGCTTATGTTTGTTGGCTTATGCTTTTCCACCGTGACAAAAATATATTGGTTGTTGCGACAAAATTAGGAACCGCAGCCAATTTGGTTAAAAAGGCAAAGGCGATATATAAAAATCTTCCTGCTTGGCTAAGAATTGCAACAATTGAAATTGATAATAGAAACTCTTTTGAGTTGTCTAATGGCTCTCAAGTAAAAGCCTCCTCTACCTCGGGCGATGCAGGTCGTTCGGAAGCTTTATCCCTTCTTGTCGTCGATGAGGCTGCGATTGTGGAAGGTCTTGATGAAATGTGGGCAGGGCTTTACCCCACTCTGTCAACGGGTGGGACCTGCATTGCTCTGAGTACGCCCTATGGCGTTGGCAACTGGTTTCACAAAAACTACATTGAGGCAGAAGAGGGTAAAAACGACTTTAATCCAATTAAGCTACCGTGGAACGTACATCCAGAACGAGACCAAACTTGGTTCGCTAAAGAAACCCGCAACATGTCGAAGAGAGAAATTGCCCAAGAGCTTGAGTGTAACTTTAACGCTTCAGGGGAGACAGTTGTTCATGGTGACGATCTGAGGAGAATATTAGACAGCGTATCTGAGCCAAAATATAAAACAGGGTTTGACAGAAATTATTGGATTTGGGAACCCCCAGAGCCAGGAAGAGAGTATCTGGCTATTGCCGATGTGGCTCGTGGCGACGGGTCAGACTATAGCGTTTGTCAGGTTATTGATTTGCAGACGATGAACCAAGTTGCAGAATATCAAGGAAAAATAACTCCTGATATGTTTGCTCCTCTTTTGTCAAGTATGGCTACTGAATACAACGGTGCGTTATTGGTTATCGAAAACAACTCTTTGGGGATAGGCGTCCTCAGTCGCTTAGAAGAAATTGGTTATGAAAACCTTTATTACAGTATCCGATCAACGCACGAATATGTGGATCAAGCTACCGCTGAAGCAATTGGTGGTGTTGCGGGCTTTACCATGTCTATGAAGACCCGCCCCTTGGTTATCTCTAAGTTTGAGGAATTCGTAAGAAACAAACTAATTACTATTAACTCAATGCGGTTAGCCAATGAGATAAAAACATTTATCTGGCACAATGGACGACCACAGGCAATGAGGGGTTATAATGATGATCTTGTTATAGCGACATGTATTGGGTGCTGGGTAAGAGATACGGCTTTAACAGTGAACAAAAGGGAAATAGAGTACAAAAAGGCAATGATCGGCGGAATATCAGTGAGCAGTAAGACTTTTAACACTAAAATAGAAGGAATGCAGGGGTATAAAAAACCTGTAAAATCAAAAAATACATTTCAAGGCAACGATGGCAAAAATTATGATTTGTCTTGGATAATTAAGGGATAAAAATGGCTGACCAAAGCAATCAACAAAACGAAAACAACCCACGCAACCAAGAATCTTCTTTGTTTAAGAGGCTGACACGGCTGTTTAGTGGTCCCATCGTAAATTACAATCAACCGTCTGTAACTCGGACTACTGCTCGAACAGCAAAAAAATATACTTTTAAAACAAGTACGGGCAAAGAGTTCAAAAAGAAAGAATATTACAACCCCTTCTCCGGACTCCAAAGTAAAGTATTGTTGAATCGTGATAAACAGATGCGATACACTGATTTTGATCAGATGGAATATACTCCGGAAATCGCCTCAGCTATGGACGTATATGCTGATGAAATTACCACGTCTTCTGAGCTAACTAATTTGGTTCATATTGATTGTCATAACCGAGAAATAAAAGACATTGTTCATACCTTGTTATATACTGTTTTGAATGTGGAGTCAAATCTTTTTGGCTGGGCACGAAGTATGTGCAAATATGGTGACTATTATCTCTATCTGGATATCGACGATGAACTCGGGGTTACCAACGTTGTTCCTCTTCCCGTTAGAGAAGTTGAGAGAATAGAGGGCAAAGATCCAACAAATCCAAACTATATTCAATATTACTGGTCTGGCGATTCGCAGCCTGGAGTTACTTTTGAAAATTGGCAATTAGCCCACTTCCGTGTTCTGGGAGACGACAAGTATGTTCCATATGGTACGTCTGTTCTTGAGTCTGCTCGTCGTATATGGAGACAACTAACTCTCCTAGAAGATGCCATGATGGCTTATCGTATTGTCCGCTCCCCTGAACGACGGGTATTTTACATTGACGTTGGGAATATCGCCGTAGAAGATGTGGAACAATATATCGAACAAGTAAAAACTCAGATGAAGCGCAACCAAGTGGTGGATGCAGACACTGGACGGGTAGACCTTCGTTACAATCCCATGAGTATTGACGAAGATTATTATATTCCTGTCCGTGCGGGGCAATCGTCGAGAATAGAGACCCTAGCCGGCGGAGCATTCACAGGAGATATTGACGATGTTAACTATCTGAGGGACAAACTCTTTTCAGCACTGAAGATTCCGAAGGCTTATTTGGCGCAAGCGGATACAGTGGAGGACAAGACGACTCTAGCCCAAAAGGATATCCGCTTTGCTAGAACCATTCAAAGACTCCAAAGGGTTGTCCTTGCGGAGTTGGAGAAAATATGCATTATCCACTTATTCACCCTGGGGTATCGTGATAATGATTTGACCAATTTTAGATTGAGCCTAAACAACCCGTCTAAGATTGCAGAACTACAAGAATTAGAGCACTTGAGAACCAAATTTGATATTGCGGGCACTGCTACGGAAGGTTACTTCTCTAGGCGCTGGGTCTATAAGAACATCTTTAAGCTTGACGATGATGAAATTGAGCGCATGATGTTCGAGCAATATACCGACTCCAAACATGCAGCAATGGTTGAGTCTGCTGGCGGCGCAGTTGGCGAGGCAGCAGGTGCAGCTATGACCGCTGGTCTCGGCGGAGGCGAAGAAGACCTAGGAGGGGAAGACCTAGGAGGGGAAGACCTAGGAGGAGAGGACCTAGAAGGAGAAGGTGGCGAGGAGGCCGGAGAAGAGGGACCACTCTTAGCAGAGCCAGGTCAAAGAGATGATTGGTATGTTCCAGTGGCTTCGGACCAGCGCCGCTCAGGAGCTAGAAAAAGAAGCTATCTGGCTAGTGCGGGAGAAAAGGCTGCCTATCCCGGTCGTGAGAGACTATTTAAGGGTGTAGCCGATGGTTTGGGTCCATTGTCTCGGGGCATAACTGGCGAATCGATGGAAAGAGAAGAGAATCTAATTACAGAAACTAATTTTGAGATTAAAAAACTAATATCAGATCTGGAAAAGAAATATGAAGGCGAAACACAATAAAAAAAGAAACACAGCTTTTGTCTACGAAGCTCTCATAAGGGAGATGTCAAAAGCGGTTTTAGTGGGAGATAGATCTCGCCAA